AGGTTGCAGAAAGGACAGGGAAAAGAGTTGAAGAATTGACCCCCGAAACGACCGCTCTTATTGACGTTCTGACTGACGCTCTTAACGATCCCGAACTCTATCCCATGCCCTTTAAAGATATGGTCGAATTGGGAGATCTTTAATGGGAGGGGGTGAGAATATGAGTTTTATAAGTCATTTTTGGCTTTCGGTAGGGGCGGTATTTGGATTTTTCCTTTTCAATCTTATTTCGCTGCTCTTAGGATTTTGGCTTGGTAGAATGACAAAAGCATATCAGATCGTAGCGAGTGGCAACGGTAATACAAAAGAAGAAAAACCATTTGTCGAGGACATTACGGAAGATCCGTGGGAAACCGCGCTGAAAGAGCCAATCGACAAGAAAGTAAAGATCGTGGGTAGCCTATGATACTGATGCTCAAGTGTGAGAAGTGCGAGGAAACCATAGCGCAGTTTGAAACAACAGAACTATACCTTCCGCTTAAAGGCGGAATGTTTAAGCCGAAGGGAGGCGGGTACGCGCAACCGTTCCCGGAAGAAGTGACGTGGGAATTGATCTTCTGCCCGTACTGTACCTATCACCCATACAGCGTCACCGAACAAATTGCTCAAGCGTGGTGCGACGGTACGGGACAGGGGCCGGTAAATCTTTACACGGAAAAGGGGTTTTTCAACGTCGAAACCCGTATGCTGACGCTCCGCGACGGCCATGAAATGTATATCGGGGCAACAAAGAAAGAAGAAAAGACGTTAGATCTCCCCGAAGAAGTCGTGCCGATGTTCCGATGCGAACGGTGCAACAAGCCTTTTCATTCACAGAACGCGCTTAATTCACACACAAAGATACACAGGCACAAGGGCAAAAGTGGCGACCTTCTCGGATTACAGCCTTAAACGATTGGATACTTGTGATGATGAATTACAGATCGTCTTTAACCGGGTCATTATCAGATTTGATTGCCGTGTACTTTGGGGAAAGCGTGGCAAGGAAGATCAGGACAGGGCTTTTCACGATGGCTTCTCGCATTGTCCGTACCCGGAAAGTCCTCACAACACAGAGCCGAAATCAAACGCGGCTGACGTGGTTCCCTTCCCGATTGATTGGAAGGACATCGAACGCTTTAAACGCTTTGGATTTTTTGTATTAGGGACAGCGCATGGCATGGGTATCCTTCTCAAGTGGGGCGCGGATTGGAATATGAACCTAAACACAGCCGATGAATCGTGGCGTGACTATGCTCATTTTGAAGTCGTCAGGGAGAATAATCAATGAGTAAGGATTGGGAATTTCCTGAGATATTGCCCCCGGAGGGAAACGGGAGAATTGGCCCCCGCGTCTTTCAGTTGTTGGGTGAGATTATACAGGACAAAATAAATCTCGGTCTTCATACAAAATGGCTCAACCATTACAAGCTCGGTCGTAATCAGCATTGGAAACGAGCCTCGACTGCGGTTCCGCTGATAAGCGGGAACCTTCTGCATATTCACCGACAGCGCACAATCAATACTCTTACCGACAATAACCCGACTTTCAATATCGTGGAATTGGGGCAGCAAGCACCTGACGAGGTTTATGAAAAGCTCAATCAGGCGTCAATGTATTGGTGGATCGAACAGGAACAGCAGACGGTTTATGAGGAATCAGTCCTTAACGGGGAAACTTACGGGATCTGCATAGAAAAGGTCATATTCAATCCTGATCTTGAGTTCAATTTGGGAGAAGTGGAAACAATCGTGGTGGATCCCTATCGCTTCGGGATGTGGCCCGTAAAAGGCCGGGATGTTCAAAAGTCGGATGCGGTTTTTCACTTTTACCCGATGTCAATCCGAGAGGCGGAACGCCGGTGGCCTAAGTTCAAGGGTCAGATCAAACCCGACTCTCAGTTTTTGGAGGAATTGGGCGAGGAAAGACGGGACTACATCACCGGTCAGCAGACGGATACCATGCTTGCCCGGATCGCTAACACCGTACGAACCCTGTTCCCCGGCGGAGCAGAAAAGACAACGGACGCGGAAGAAACCCTGATCGTTGAATGTTGGAGCCGGGATTGGACGCGGAATGAAGATGGCACTTTTAAATATGCCGGGAAAATCAGGTGTACGACCGTATGCAACGGCGGGAAGCTCGTTCTTGCTGATCGGGCAAACCCCTCAATAAATCCTAACCTACCGTTTGACAAAGCGATCAATACTTACCTTTACGACAAGTTCCCCTTTACGCTTGTGCCGTCAGTCAGGGATACGACGACTGTTTGGGGAATGAGCGATTTTGAACAGTTGGAACAGCTTAACCGGGAGTTCAATAAAGCCATATCTCAGATGGTTTTCCTCAAAGATAAGGCAGCTCGACCGAAGATCTTAAACCCAAAAACATCCGGGATCCCGAACGCCCACTTTACGAATGTTCCGGGCGTGGTCAACCCGAAAAACTCCATTGAAGCACAGGCAATCAGATACCTTGAGTTTCCGAATATGCCGCTCGACGTGGAGAAGGCCGGCGTGTTGCTCAAGGAAATCTTTTTCCTCGTATCAGGTACGTTCGATCTCGAACAGGCGAACACACCGGGACGGGAAGTAATAGCTTACAAGGCAATCGCAGCCTTACTTGAAAGGGCTGCAACCATGATGAGAGGAAAAATCCGTAATTACTCGCGGCTCTTGCGTGAGCGCGGGAGAATGTATATCTCGCATTTGCAGAATTGGTACACCGAAGACCGGTGGTTCTTTTATGAGAAGAATGGTCAGATGCGTACCGATTCAATTAACGCGGAAGAAGTGCAGATGCCGATCAAACTGACCGTTGTCAACGGATCCATGCTGCCCGTGTCCAAAATACAGCAGCGCGAGGAAGCTCTTGTCCTGTACGAGAAGGGCGCGATAGATCAGCAGGATCTATTGGAGAAGTTGGAATGGTCAGGCAGAAGCAAGGTTCTTGAGCGAATGGGTGCCGGTAAATATGGTTCCTTGATGAATAAGATGCAAGCTCTAGGCGCACCGCCCGATGTCGTACAAACTCTATCAGAAGTAGCCTCGATTGAAGATGAGGATTTTGCGAAAATGGCAGAGAAAGGGGAGTTGCCTATTATTGATTGGCCGGCGCAGCAGGGAGAACAGACAAAGGCCATGTTGGAAACGGAAATAATCAGGGAAAAATTAAAGAAGGAACGTGCGGATCGACAGCTTATGGAGGAAAAGATCACAACCGAGCGCGTCGAGCAGCGCGTAAAAGAGGCGGGTATCGAGTTCGACAAAGCGAAACTTTCCATTGAAATGAAAGAGGTCGAGCTTGATGCGGAAATGCGGGATAAGGAGCTTGTCCAAACGGCAAAGGAAACCAATGTCCGGGAAAAGGGCTTAAAGTCCAATAACCGAACCGAGGCGAAAAAATGACGTATGGACTTAAATACCGTGATGTATGTAGTCGATCAAACAGCGATCGTGCTGATTGTCGTGGGTTTTTTTGCGTTTGTGGTTTTGCTTGCAGTAAAACTTAATTTGAAAGGGGATTTATGGAACAGGAAAGGATCGACGAAAAAATCAAGGAGTTGGAAGTAAAGGCACAGGAGGAACGGGAACAAGAGGCCACACAACCCGATCCCGCCGAGAAAGACAATGTTGTGGAAATGAAACGGGCGGATCCGAGCAAGGTCGTAACTCAATGCCCTGCTTGCGGGAAGAAACAGCGTGTCGGCGATCAGTACGGGATCATAGCCACGCGCTATTGCGTGTTTATGGGGCCGGGGAAAGAGCCAATCCCGTCGCTTACGAAGTATGCCTGTCCTCATTGTGGCGTCGAGTCTTTTCGTGGCGAGGATCTTCTTCGCCTTCGAATGAAAGCGGAACAGGCGAAAAATCTCATTATGGTGCCTGAACCACAACTCAGAACACAGTAAGGGGGTTTATCGCATGAAGGTCTTGGGAATGATTTATATGGTGTTGGCGGTGATAGTTTTTCTAGTTGCCATGATGGTGTGAAGCGATGCCGATCTACGACTTTAAATGCAAACATGAACATTACACAGAAGCAATCGCCGGCTACGACGAGAAGACTATCAAGTGTAGCAGATGTGGCGCGGAAGCTCATAGGATTGTCAGCTTGACCGGTGTGAACTGTATAAACGAGGACGCCGGTTGGCTCAAAAGTGTCCTCGAAGTGGTTGACAAGAAAAGCAACAGGCCGTGGTGCAAGGAATTTCTCAAGAACCCGACTCGATCCAATTACAAGCGATGGATGCGGGGCGAAGGGATCAGGCCGGTTGAAGAAGGCGAGTGGAACAGGCCGATTTATGCGGAACGACAGGAAAAAGAAAGAGAAGCTAAAATCAACGATCAGATAATGAAAAAACGATACGAGCGCAAAAGGATTACCGTTCATGGCTGATTCTAGGGATGTTCAACACGGAAAGATATTCGATTCAATCAAAAACCTGAGTCAACGGATCCTGACGCTTGCAGAAGGAAAGTTTACAGGAACCGTCTATTACGAACTCAATATGCAACAGGGAGGATTTCAACAAGATCTATTTGGATCACGGGGAAGAATGACACCTAAACAAACGGAGGAAGATTATGCCACAAGAGTTCCCGACGCTAAATGATCCGGTCGCAACCGGGACGGCGGCAGCTTCGTCAACTGCCGACAAGTCAGCAGGATCTACTGATGCAACACCGCCACAAGGAGGCGACAAATCCGCAGCAGATCAGCAGACTCAAAACGCCAATGCAGATAAAGGACAGCAGGGGCAGAAAACGGACGGTGCAGACGGGGATATGACCCGTTTCGATAAGCACCCCCGCTTTCAAGAGTTAATCAAAAGCAAAGAGGAACTAACGATCAAGGCGGCTCAGTTAGATGCTCAGAATAGACTCTTGGCCGATCAGGTCAAGACTATTCAAATGAATTATCAGCCGCCTCAAAATAGAGTCGAGCAACCGCCGGCTGACGACTTCGACACGAAACTCGTTGATCTGAACAAGAAGCTCGATGAGGGCGAGGTATCAATGTCCGAGTACATGAAGGACTATACCAAACTCGTCGAAACCCGAACCACGGCAAAGGTTCAGGCGATTCAGGCAGAACAACAAAAGAACATGAAAATGTCGTCATTGGAAACTCAGTTTCTATCCAAAAACGCCGATTACATGGATATAGTGCAATCGGGGAAATTGGAGCCAATAAAACAGGCGGATCCCCTGCATGACAACATTTCAGCCTACTATGCCTATAAAGCTCAGGAAGCAAAGGCAGGGGCGGAAAAGTCCATACAGGATGCCATAGAAAAGACAAAGAAAGAAACAGAAGAAACAATGATAAAGAACTTCAAGGCGAAAGGTCGGGCCGATGTATTGGGTGAAGGGCCGGCTCACGCGCCGGCAGAACAAGGCGCAAACGACGCACGGCTCAAACAGTCAAAGAAATTCGGTGGTGCGACCAATCTTCTTGCCGCTCGGCTAATGGAAAGCAGGGCGAAAAGGAACTCAGGGTTCTAAACCCTAAAACATACGGATCATTTATAGACGCCACAAGGCGACCACTATAAACCCGGATTGGACAGAAATTGTCCTTTTCGGGTTTTTTCATGGAGGATTGAAAATGATACTTGAGGAACTAAATGAAATAACTAACGATTACTTCCTGCTTGATGATGGGGCAGCGACGGATATTTACTTTAATACGTCGTACCTCGTCAATCATTTTATGAAAAATCAAGCGGGACTGTGGGAAAGACCGAACGGCGGTCGAAAGATCAGAGTGCCGGTCGAGTACGATGAAAGCGAAGGTGGTTGGTATCAGAGAAATGATCCCCTGTCCTCAGACGACAGGGAGATCATCGACGCTGCGTACTTCGATTGGAAACACGCTTACGGTAATGCGACCATTTACCGTACCGATACCCTGATGAACGCCGGGGAGTACGCAGAGGTTCAGCTTGTGACCTCAAAGATCAAGAACGCTCAGAAAACCGCCCGGAACAAGATCGCGCAGGAAATCTACTCAAGCGGTGGCGATTCAGCCCCCGGCCTGACCGGTATCCTGTCAATGTGTTCCGAAACCACAACCGTCGCTTACGGTGCGCTCACCGAGGACGGCCTTGTGGCAGCAAACGGCACAAAGCCGTGGGAAGGCAAGACAACCGCTACCTACGCCGGCGTGATCTCGCTTGCCAATATCCGGAACCTCGCGTCCCTCGCAAAAGTCAATGACAGCAACGAGGGGAAACCGACTGTCGGAGTTATGACCGAAACCCTGTTCAACAAGGTCAAGGATCTCCTGCAAACACAGCAGCGGTTTATCGAGGAAAAGGACATCGTAAAGGCCGGCTTCAGAAACCTCGTTTTCGAGGGAATGGTGCTTGCAGCCGACGATTACTGCCCCGCGACCTATGCTTGCCTGATTAACGGCAATTTCTTCGGGTTCGGGATTCACTCGAAAGGCTATTTCGCCCGTACCGAATGGCATGATCTGAGTGGCCCCGCCGGTCAGACCATGAAGATCTTTTGGGACGGAAATGTAATCAGCAACAACCGGAAGGCCCATATCATCGGCACCGGCTTAACCGCTGCCTAGTCCCTGTGGGAAGGTAGCATAATTCTATTTTTGGAGGATTTACAATGAACGAACCTATAAAACTCATGTTTTCACAGAGCATCTTCGCTCAGAGCAGCGTTCGGAAAGAGCGGATCGGTGCGCCCCGGTACATGGACGACGGGCGGGTTTTCCGCTATGCTCATAACGGCGCGGTGGCCCTTATCGTTTCTGAGCCGACACAAGCCGTCGATCCTGTTGCCAATCACATTAACCTTGCGCCGACTGCAAATATAGCGGTCGGAGCTTCAAAGCTGACTGTAACCCTCGGTGCGACGGCTGCAACCCTCGATTACTATGCCGGTGGTTACATTCAGATCAATGCCGGCCCCGGTATCGGGATGCAGTACCGGATCGCAAGTCACCCCGCCGCTGCGCTTTCGACAACCCTTGAGATCATGCTTGATGAGCCTATTCAGGTCGCCATGACCTCAGCAGCGTCAAAAGTGAGCCTGTACCCGAACAAGTTTAAGGGGACTGTCGTTTCCACGGCAGTTACAAAGCGTCCGACCGGTGTTTCGTTGGTTGCTTGCACAGCTTCCTATTACTATTGGACGCTGACCAAAGGGATCGGCCCTGTGATCGTCGCCAATGCGGTCGTGATCGGGAGTGACCTTACACTTGGATCGGCGGCACTTGCCCTGAGAGTAAATATGGCTGATTGCCATGTTGGTATTCTCGCCGGCACCGGTGTTACAAGCAACGCAAAGGGTGTTGATTTCGATATTAACTAACCCTTAAACAATTAGAAGGGGGTCAGTATGCGGTTGGGCGATTTAACCGAAGAAATAATGAGAAAAATACAGGATCCTTCTCTTGACCATAGCAGGGTCAGGAGAATGATTAACCGCGCTATAGAAGAATCCGCTTCTGTTTTGACTGACCCCCTTTCTGATTGTGAAACAAGAGTGAATCTCACGACTTTTGTGGGAAGGCCGTACATTGATCTGCCGGCCAATTTTCACAGGGATCTTGATTTCTGTTTTAACGTGACCCGAAACGACCGTGTTGAGGTTTATCGCAGTTTGCCGTATCTCTCAGCCGTTTACGATTGGGAGAACCTTGACCGGGAAGGAAGCGTTTACGGTGTCGCCCGAAGCGGTCGATTACTCTATTATCAGTACATACCGACAAGCCCGGAAACACTCACGATCCATTATTTCAGAAAGCCGGCAGTCCTTGAAAAGAGCGACGACGAGCCACTTGAATTTCCCTCATTTTCGCATGAGCCGGTTATCATCAGCCGTGTTTTGATGGAACTGTTCAGCGAGATCGAGGATGGGATTGAGGGACAAAAAGTAAACACCCTCTACCACGAAAAAAGATGGCGCGAAGCCCTTCTTGAAGTGGAGTTATTCATGGGGCCGAGAAACACCGAACCACCACAAATTCACGATATGCTGACTGAGATATTACTGTGAGCAAAACTATCAAAGTTCTCAAGGCAACAAAGGGACTGAATACGAAGCTCGATCCGACCCGTATAAGATACACCATGAATACGGGAGTTCAGGAATTGGCCGTTGCCGTGAATGTTGACATTGATGATACGGGCCGTCTTTCCCGCCGCAAAGGATTTACAAGAAGGTTGACCGGCGACTACCATAGTCTTTTCAGTCACAAGGAAACTGCACTATGCGTTACCGGCGATGCCTTGTCGGTTCTCAATGCGGATTGGACAACGACCCCGATCAGAAATGTTACCCGTGGTGCGACAGTAAGTTACTGCCCTGTTGACGATAAGATCTATTATGTAAATGGATATGAGATTGGTTTTGTGCAGAACAAAAGATCTTATTCGTGGGTTCAGGGGCCATACGTCGGGCCTGATACAGATAGATGCTTTCAGGATCCGCCGATTGGTAGTTTAGTCCGCCTTTACAATGGCAGGATCTACATCGCTCAAGGTGATACCCTGTGGTACTCAGAGCCGTTTGATTACGGGCGGTTTGATCTGCTCAGGAACTTTATTCACTTTGAGGGACAGATTAGCATGGTTGCCCCGGTCACGTCCGGGATCTTTGTCGGAACTGATCGGAACACCCATTTTTTGCAGGGGGGAAATCCCGCAGAAGGTTACAGTAAAATACCCGTTTGCAACTACCCGCCGATACAATACACGGATGTTGCCTTTCAGGGTAAATTGGTTGTGGATACCGAGGGAAATGTCGAATTGGAACCATCTGCCGACGGAGAGTGCGTTTTGTGGATGGCAAAAGAAGGCATCTGTTTCGGAGGGCCACAGGGGAATGTAGTCAACTTAACCAAAGATAAGATCGTTATGCCACAAGCCTTAACCGGCAGTAGTGTAGTGATTAACGAAAAATTTGTGGGAACTTTAAATCCATAGGGGGATTTATGGGGAGCAGTTTTGCAGGGAGCAGCGCAATTTCGGGGAAAGGTGCTTTTTCTCAGCTTAGTAATTGGTGGGCGAGAATACAAGGCGTTAAATTGCCATACGGACGTGCTGACCGCGCAATTTCAAACACTCAGAAGACAACTGCTTCGCAATTAAGGCAATACGAGGCAGATCTTGAGCGCAGGGAAGGTGCTTTGCAACGATCCCTTAACGCAACCCCTCAACTGCCTGATGTGGAAGCTCCCGGAAGTGCAGTCGGAATGTCTGATATTGAAAAGAGGGTGAAGAAACTCAAAGCACAAGAAAAGCAAATCGGAGGACTATAACATGGCTTTAAGACTTTCAACCGGACTTAGGAATAAAATGTTGGGTTTGGTTGCAACTGTACGGGGTGCTGTTCAAGGAATAAATCTTGCCTTTGTTGACGGTGGTGCCGGTTCCGACACCATCACCGATTCGGGAAATGGCTTTTTGACTGCCGGTTTTGCTCCGGGTGACGTGCTGTTTGTAAGGGGGGCAACAACGGCAGGGAACGATTCGGCAATTACCGGTGCCGTTCTGACGGGTGTAACTGCCGGGGTGTTGACCTTTGCAACCGCGATTGTGGCTGCTGCTGAGGCCGGCGTTGCAAAAACAATCGTAGCTTGCGCCCGTGGCGGTGCTTTGAAGGATGTTTTCAAGGACGGCGTTCTCAGGATTTACAGTAGTTCACAGGCCACAACTGCCGATACTGCAAAGACCGGAACCCTGCTTCTTGAAATTACCGTTGGTGCTGCCGCGTTTGTTCACGGTGCGTTTGCAAACGGCCTTGAGTTTGGCGATGCCGCTGACGGCGCGATTGCAAAGGCTACGGCTGAAACATGGCAAGCGGTGGGCCTTGCTTCCGGTACTGCTCAGTCGTTCAGGTTCGTCGCGAACCCGACTGACGATGCCACTTTAAGCACGACTCAGCCCCGTATTGAAGGTTCCGTCGGGACAAGCGGTGCGGATCTCAACATGAGCAGCACCACAATAACCGTTGGAGCGACTTACACGATTGACGCTTTCGTACTTACTCTGCCGATGCAATACGGATCATAGTACCGTACAGGGGGGAGCTAGATGGCTACT